CAGTTGGAGTCGTTGAATACATACACAACTTTGAATTCAATTTCACATTTAGATCCATATTTACAAAAAATACGATCACCTAGAAGAAGAATCCTTAATTTTTTATACAGTAGACACGCGAATAGGATGCATAGGAAAAAAGAGTATTGTAATAGACATGGCGGAGAGTGTTTGTATGTTTTTTATAGTACTGTAGTACCGGTGATAGAGCCAATAAAAATGTGCGAAAGAGATTATAATTCCCATGAAGAAATGATATATGCAGTACATGCGTTATTGCAAGCTAGTTACTATTTGGTAGATAATGTAGTGTTTAAAAGACAAAGTGTACATTGGAATGATTTTACGGAATTTTATAGAGATTTGTATATGAGTGATTCTCAAATAAACATTAAACCAATGACTAGACATAAGAATAATCCTCAGCAAACGAATTATTCTCCTTCGTTATTTATGCGACCAATTGTAAGAAGATTGTCAGAATACTATTGGCGAAAAGCTTATGGTATAGAAATTTCTAGCATTCGGGATCGAGAAGAAGAGCGATTAAAAAAAGGAGATAGGATTATGAGCTTACAGGAAATGTGCATGCTGCGATTAGAATGGGAAAGAATAATATACGATACAGTAGAAGGGTATAAGCAAATAGTATATGCTACAAATGATATAGGACCAGGTGCCATGATAAAGTTGTATAAAGAATTTGCTATTAATACAAGTTTAAGAGGAGAGTCTTATATAAGTTTGATGAAGTTGATGAGATCCGCTGTACGAGATTTGAATTATGCTATAGGAGCAGATAAGTTCATAGGGAAAATATCATGGAAGTATGATGTACGGAATACTTTCAAGATGATGAAATATGGAACATCAGGAGGTATATTACCAGCAAATTCAGGCAGTGTAGTGATAGACGGAGTACTTTATAAAATGATGAATCGAGGAGCTAAGATTTTTCATGTAGAAGCAGCAGTTCGAGATAATCATTACATGATGTATGATTTAATACATGGAATACCGCATGAATTTCAACCAGCTAGTGTTACAGTAATTAAGCACGGAGTAGTACCATATCTTAAAAAACGTGTAGATCAATTAAGAGAAGCGCAATGGAAGAAAAGGGAGTTTTTTATACCTCCACAAAGATTAAATTTAATGTCAAGGATGTTGCCAAGAGATCATGAAAGAGGAGACTGTTTAACTATAGGTTTTACTCCATATTATGGAGGGGCACAGAGGTTTGCAGAAAAATTAAATTATGATAATCCACATTGCTTTTGGTTTACAGGGGATTTTAAAGGATTAGATAAAAGTATTTCAGATACCTTTTTATATGCTTATATGTGTTCTTATTTGCGATATATTAATTTTAAAGAAATGAATAGAGAACAGCGTCGTTTTTTTTTTTAGATGGTTTGAACGTTTAGTGTATCATGTAACAAATAAAGTGGTTTTGCATGTAGGTACATTTTGGCGATTTATAAAAGGAGTAATGTACTCAGGAGGATATGAAACGTCACATGGTGACAGTTGGGTTACTGCTTTGGTTTTTTTTTATATATTAATGATGTAGCAGCAAGATATCCGGCAATAGCCATGATAATAGAAGAAGCATTAAAACAATACTTTATACGGATTATGACATTTGGAGACGATCATGCATGTTGTTCTTTAAAAATATTGAGAGGAGTGATAAATGTAGAAAATTATTCTCAGTTTCTTAAACGGGTGTGTAATATGGAATTACGGGATCATAAAGAGTATGACAAGTTTATATCGGAAGTAGATTTCCTAACAGGGGAACTTGTATATGAAGGACCGAAATTCTTGAAGTTTTATTTCATTAGATCAGAAGATAGTACGCTAGCAGAAATAGTGCCTTTTCGTCCAGCTATGGAGCCAATAATTAAAGCGATGATAGATATAGAAGATTATCCAGAAAAGATGCTTTTGAAAGCAATGGCTTTGATGTGGGGAAGTTTAGGTACAAATAAAATAGTATATGATATAGCTAGTGAATACTA